AAATGGCAATGGATTTATTTAAAGCATTCAAAGAGAATGAAGACAGTAGTCAAGATTAAGCAAACTGAATACCCAGAAGAATATGAAATCAATGAACTCACAATACAAGACCACTTCTACTTACACTTCGGATTTCCCGATGACAGAAGACTCTACAAACGATTCAATGGAGATGCACTCTCCAAATACCACCAACCAGAGATTGACACCAAGTTACTATTTAGGTAAGTACAAGGGCATTGAGGCTTTTGATGTGTGTATGGACTTTGCAAGAGACTCTTACAACATTGGTGTAGCTATCGCCTACCTACTTCGTGCAGGTAAGAAAGAGGGCAACCCCAAGTCGCAAGACATTAGAAAAGCTATTCACCATTTAGAAAAAGAATTAGAGTATGAACGAATTGACCCTACACCTCAAGCTACCGAAGACAATAAGTCTTAACGCACTATACGCAGGTAAACATTGGACATTTAGAAAAAAGATAAAAGATGAATATAAAAAAATCGTTGAAACAGAATTGGCTCGTTACGACCACCATATTGCAAAGAGTATGTCTATCCATATTAGGTACAATACTCGTGCCGATGTGGACAACCTTGTACTTGTTTCAAAATTTACTGCTGATACTCTCGTTGCTAACGAATGGATTGCAGACGATAATCCTAAACACTACCACAAGCTCACTATCACTTTTGACCCAAGCGTTGAAAAGAATTATTGTGAAGTTGAGGTTAGATTAAAGGGTGCAACCTTGCGAGTATAAACATTTTTATTAACTTTGAACTATTAACTAAATTAAATAACGATGACAAAAACATCTATTGTAAAGGACATCAAGTCCGCAGGAGAGCCGTACAACGGTCAGTATGGAACACTTTATGGGTTCTATGTAACATTTGAAAATGGAGATAATGGTAAGTACAACTCCAAAGACCCGAACCAGAACAAGTTCTTGGTAGGACAAGAGGCTACTTACGATTACATCCCAAGAGAGTACAACGGCAAGACCTACTACACGGTCAAGCCAGTGAACCCACAATACGCTAATGTAGCCCCACAGAGTGGTTCTAACGGCACATCTGCTCCAAGTGGTACACATACCTCTAAAGACGAATCAATCATTCGCCAAACGGCTCTCAAGGCAGCAGCCGAGATTGGTGGAACTCCGCAAGTAGTTATTGCGAATGCTCAACTCTTTGCTGATTGGGTAATGAAGAAAGGCGCAGCCCAAGCCAAAGCAACTCATCAGCAACACTTTCAAGGAAGAGAAGAAGCTCCTGCTCCTGTAGGACAGGACGGCTTACCATTCTAAAGAAGAATCATTAGGGGAGGGCATTTGCTCTCCCTTTTTAACACCTAAAACACACTATGTCTAAAATATCTTATGCCGATGTCTTTGGTAAACTTGACGATGTCCGAATGGGTAAAGTCAAGGAAGGGCTAAAGTTCGGTCAATGGAATCTTGATGAACACTTGAGATTCAAACGAGGCAACTTCAATGTTGTATTAGGTCACGCAAATGTTGGTAAGACATCCGTGATGTTATATTTAATGCTACTTCAAACGATTGTCAATGATGTTAAGTGGCTTGTATTTAGTTCCGAGAACACACCAGTATCAATAGCAAAGAAACTATCCGAGTTCTTCTTGGGTAAACCCATCAACAAAATAGATGAAGACGAGTTCCAGATGGCTCTTGATTTAGTACAACGCTACTTCATTATCATTGATAGTGATAAGAAGATGTACACCTACAAGGATTTGATTGAGGAGGCTACAGACATCTATCACGAAGAGGGCTTTGATGGTTTCTTGATTGACCCTTACAATTCTTTAGTGAAGGACAAAGAGATGTTCAAAACACTTGGCGGTCACGAATATGATTACGAAGTTAGTACCCACTTTAGAAATTGGGCAAAGCAACACGATGTAAGTATCTGGTTGAATGCTCACGCAGTAACGAATGCTTTAAGAATGAAGCACTCCGCAGGACACGAATATGCAGGTCACCCTATGCCACCAAGCGCAGCAGATATTGAAGGAGGTGGTAAGTTTGTAAACAGAGCAGATGACTTTGTAGTGATTCATCGTTATATTCAACACCCTACGGAATGGATGTACAACCAAGTACATATCCGCAAGGTGAAAGAGGTGGAGACTGGTGGTAGACCAACTCCATTAGATGAACCCGTAAGATTTAGAAGCATACCTAACAATGTAGGGTTTGAGATTCACGGAGAGAACTTGATAGGAAAGAAAGAAAAAGAACAAAGCAAAATGCCTTTTTAGATGGAAGAATTAAAAGACGAAGATTACCGATGGGTAAGAGGGGGAAGTAAGAGCATTGCTCTATTATGGTTGAGACAAAAGAATCAAGACCTAATGCAGATAGCCAATGCCCTTAAACCTCAAGACCCAGAGAACGAGTATGAGATGGATATATTCATTGACCTCGTTAGTATCTACTCCGCTATAGATTCCGCCATAGGTATGGTAGAGGATGTGCAGCAGATGGTGTGGGAGGCTGAAGCAAAGAACTCCGACCTCAAGCTAACCATTCGCAACCTAACCAAAAAGATAAACGCTTACGAAGAGCGATTTGATAATCTAAACGAACACCTTAAATGAGAGCAACAATACTACAGTTACAAGAGGAATACGATAACTACACAACGCACCACAAAATTACACCTACCAGAGAGCAAAGGAATGTGATGGCAAGGTTTGCTTTTATGGTTGCTGCAAGAGACTTGTACACAACCCTTGAGATTGCAAAGGTCTGTAAGAAGAACCACGCAACTATAATACACGCAACTAAAGGACACGAGATGAACCTAAAGTTTGATAGGAACTATATGCAGTTCTTCAACCAATGTTGTGCTATTATGGACAAGCTACGAGGCTCACAAGAGGAAGGAATAGATTGGGGACTAACCAAGCAGAATGCTTTACTAACGGAGCGTTTACAAAAAACTCGTGAGGAGTTGTCAATAACTCGTGAAAAGTTGTATATTATGGAGCAAGATATGATACAACTTAAAAAGGAATATGAACTTTGCGATTGACATAGCACCCCTTGCAGGATTACTTGTAGGAGTTAACTATTGGAACTCCGAGATGAATGACGATTATGAGAACCCCAAGTACCACTCTTTGCAGTTGTGCTTCGGGGTTCTTGCGTTAGTAATCACTTGGGCAACCGAGAGAGAGGAATGACAGTATTAGACCTACTTGCCGCTAACCATAAGGAGTGGATAAAGATGGCGTACAAGTTCGGTGCAGGAGACTATGCCGAAGACATTGTGCAAGAGATGTACATACGACTCAACAAGTATGTAGAAGAGCCAGAGCGTATTATGTACAAAGATGAACCTAACAAATTGTTTGTATGGGTCACCTTGCGTAATATGGTACGCAACTTTCAAAACAAGAAGAGTGTGGTTATCTACTCTGGCGATATGGTAGAGTATGACCAAGAGGAACAACCCTTTGATTATGAAGAGGCAGAAGGTTTTGAGAGGCTCATAGAAAAGATGTGGGAGTCTACAAGTGATTTGCATTGGTATGACAAGAAGATGTTTGAAATCTACCACACAACAGATATGTCTATGAGGGACATAGAGAAAGAAACGAAGATTAGCTTATACTCAATTTTTGATACATTAAAAAAGACAAAGGAATATGTCAAAGAAACAAACAAAGAAGACTACGAAGACTACACCAACGGTGAGCCAGAGCGCATCTAAAGGTTTAGGAGATGACATTGAGAAAATCACAAAGGCTACTGGTATTAAGAAAGTAGTAGACACCTTTGCTGAACTCACGGGAATTGATTGTGGGTGTGATGCTCGTAAGGAGAAGCTCAACAAATTGTTCCCAAGAAGAACACAACCTCTATGTTTAGAGGAAGGGGAGTACACGACCCTCAAGCAGTTCTTTAATGACTTCGATGGTAGAGAGGTCAAAGAGATGTACCAAGAGCCATTAAGCAGGGTACACTCCAGAGTATTCCAACACAAGTATTACATTCCTTGTTCTTGCAATCCGAGAGAATGGTCACAACATATTGCAGACCTCAAGAAGATATATGGAGAATACGAAGGTTAGTAAGCTGCTTCTTGTATGGCTTTGGACTCAAGGTCATAAGGTGAAGGAGTACAAAGAGGCTGAAGGCATTACAACTGTACACGACAAAGACGAGTACAAGTTTGATGTTAGTGGCAACTACGGAGGCTTTCGTGTAGAGTACACACATAATAGATTCTCATTCTATGATGGTGACAAGAAACTAAAAGACACAGACTTGAATGAGTT